ATGCCTAGCGGTAAAGGGACATATAAAAATAAAAAAGGAAGACCTCCTAAAAAAAATAAGAGTAATAAAAATGGCAAGAAAAAATAAAGCTGAACGAATCTACGAAATGTGGAATAAAGCCAACTCTGAAGAAAGAGTTAAATGGCAATCTGTAAGTCAAAAAGGATATGATTTTTATCTTAATGAGCAATTAACTGAAAAAGAAAAAGACACTCTAGAGGAATCTGGAATGCCTACTTTTGAAATTAATAGAATTACTCCTATTGTAGAAACAATGAAATATTTTGTTACAGCTAATAATCCAAAATGGAAAGCTGTGGCTGTTGAGGGTAGCGATACGAATATTGCCCAAGTCCATAGTGATATATCAGAATATTGTTGGAGTTTATCTAATGGTAAGTCTGTTTATGGAAGTGTTATACTTGATACACTTACAAAAGGTCAAGGTTATTTCTTTGTAGATATTGATACAGATTTAGATAATGGGAAAGGGGATGTTGTCTTTAGAAAAATAGACCCTTATGATGTATTCCCCGACCCAATGAGTCGTGATTTTCTTTTAAGAGATGCATCTTTTGTTATCGTTAGAAAATCCCTAGCAAGGCAACAACTAAAAACTATGTTCCCAGAGTATGTTAGAAAAATTAAAAAAGCAAGTGAACAAGGGGCTATTGAATCTTACTCTCAAGCAGATAGAGGTGATTCATCTTCGATTATCCCTGAAGACATACACACTACTGTTTCTCCTGAAGGGGATAAGGATGATATATTAGCTTATCACGAATGCTATGAAAAAGTTAGAGTTCCTTTTGTTAATCTTATTATAAAGATGTATCCAACAAAAGAACAAATTGATACTATAAAAGAATTATCAGAAGAAAAATTAGAAGCATTTAGAGAAGAATCAGCTGTTGCAACTAAAGAGCAAATTCTTCAGATACAAAAAGCTTATGAAGCTGGTGAAATTATAGAAGAAAGAGCACAGCTTGAAATACAAAAAGCAGAATCAAACTTAAAGAAGTCTATTGAGCAAAAAACAGCTGAAGTCAATTACTCCCTACAAGAAGAGTTAAATAGAGTAGAAGAGAAAGTTGTAAGTAAAGAAGAATATGAAATTTTAATTCAAAATGAAGACGTTGTTGAGAGTATTGTAGAAGCAACTGATTATTACGAAACTAGAATAAAGCTTACTTGCACAATAGGCTCTGATGTTACTTTATATGAATATATTTTACCATTAAAAGAATACCCAATAATCCCTGTTCCTTATTTGTATACTGGTACTCCATTTCCAATGTCAGCAGTTACTCCTATGGTTGGTAAACAACAAGAGATTAACAAGGCTCATCAGGTTATGGTTCATAATGCAAATTTGGCTTCAAATCTCAGATGGATGTATGAGGAAGGCTCTGTTCCTGAAGATGAATGGGAACAATACTCTTCTGCTCCAGGTGCTCTTTTAAAATACCGACAAGGATTTACCCCTCCCACACCAATATTACCAGCAGCTATTAATAATGCTTTTTATACAATAACTCAAGAAGGTAAAGCAGATATGGAATATATAGCTGGTATTCCAAGTGCTATGATGGGCTTTACACAGCAACAAGCCGATACTTACAGAGGATTACTTGCAAATGATGAATTTGGTACACGAAGAATCAAAGCGTGGATGAATAGTGTTCTAGAACCTTGTCTTGAGCACGTTGGTATTGTATTTAAAGATTTAGCTCAATCCCATTATACTATTGATAAAGTATTTAGAATAGTTGAGCCTAATGCGGGTGGAGGTTATTCTGAAAAAGAAACAAGAATTAATATTCCTATCTATAATGACTATGGAGAGGAAATAAATAAGTGGTCTGATTATGCTAGTGCTAGATTTGATATAAGAATAGTAGCAGGAGCATCAATGCCTATAAATAGATGGGCATTATTAGAAGAATACTTTAGATGGTATCAGGCTGGACTTATAGACGATATTGCTATGTTAGCTGAGACAGATGTTCGAGGAAAAGAGAATATTATTGAAAGAAAGTCACTATATTCTCAATTACAACAACAAGTTGCTCAATTAGAGGAACAAGTTAAAGACAAGGATGGAACAGTTGAAACTCTCAGTAGGCAATTAGTCCAAGCAGGTATAAGACATAATATTGACACTGGTTCTATGGAGACGAAAAAGGATGTTTTAGAGACAGAAGCTCAACAAAAGTTTTATAGAAAACTGATGGATGAACAAATGAAAAAGGACTTGCAGGATAAAGAGCAAGAGAAATAAATTACAAAACTAAAAAAAGGCTATAATTAAATGGAAGAAGTACAAGTAGGCAACGCAGAAGCTGATATAAATTCTGCCCCCGAAAGTTTTATTTCTGATGACAGTTCCGATTTTTTTGCTGACCTAGATAGGTCTGTAAATGGTGGGATAATAGATGCCGATGCAAATGAAACTTCAATAGACCCCCCTCAAGACAGTAACATGCAAGAGGAACAAGTGACTAACGAAGCTCAGACAGAGGATGTTGAGACTCTCAAAAAAAGGTATGCTGATTCTAGTTCAGAAGGAAAACGTCTTAATCAACGTTTATCAGAACTCGAACCTTACATGCCAATACTTGACGAAATGCGTAAAGACCCCAATTTAGTCTCTCATGTGAAAGGCTATTTTGAGGACGGTGGTCAAGCCCCGCAAAATATGGTTGAAAAGATGAAACTTGGAGAAGACTTTATCTTTGACCCTGATGAAGCAATAGCGAATCCAACTAGTGATTCAGCAAAAGTGTTAAACGCTACAATTGATGGTGTTGTTCAAAGAAGGCTTAACAATGAACTTACTAAACAAAAAGAAGAGTTTACTCTTGAAAGTCAAGTAAGTGATTTTCGTAGTAAGCATAATATGAATGACTCTGAATGGAATGAGCTTAAACAATTTGCTGACAATCAAAAGTTATCTTTAGATGATATTTATTATTTAAAGAATCGTGGTGCTCGTGAGGATAATATTGCAAGGACTTCTGGTCAGAAAGCTTTGAATCAAGTAAAACAGAATCAACAGCGACCTAAATCACTTGCAAGTCAAGGTTCTGCGAAAGTAGAGACTTCAGAAGAAGGACAAATTTTCGACTCTATACTGGGTATTGACAAGGAACTAGAAAACGCATTTGGTTAATAGCTAAATGAATTAGTCTATTAGCCATCTGCTAAACCCTAAATAGAATAGGAGATAAGTCAAATGGCTGATTTATTTAATCTAAGCAACTTAGGTGTTGCTGACGATAATAACACCCTTTCGACTGGTGACCTTAGGCGGAAATATAACTTCGGCAGTAGGGTGTCTGAACTTGCAATAGCACAAGACCCTTTCTTCCGTTTAGTTTCAAAACTATCTAAGAAACCATGTGACGACCCTCAGTTTAAATTTACTGAGAGACGACCTTCCTTCCATAAGCGTTATGCTTATACCTACGGAGGAAGCTCTGATGGTAGTGCCCCAGCACAAGATGGTGCGATGACAGCAGCTACCACAAAAGTAACAATGGCAGGTGATTACAAGAATGCAGGTAACGAAGGTTCTGTATATGGTAATACTGCTATAACAATTGGCTCATCAGGAACAAAGCCTCAATTCTTTGTACCTGGGCAATTAGTTAAAATACCAACAGGAGCAAGTGCAATTGGCGCTGAAGCTACTACTGATTACTATGTTTTCAGAGTAGATGGAGTAGAAGATGCAGCGGTTTCTAATATGGTAACATTAACTGGTGCAGTAGTCAGAACACCATCACCTCTTCACATTACTTATAAGCATAGTGAAGATTCAGGTATTGGTAATCAATCTCAAGAAGCCCTAGCAGTAAAACGTTCTTACGTTATTGGTACTGCTCACTCGCAAGGTAGTGGCTACCCTAAAACATGGAAAGACCAACCTTTCAAAACTGGATATGGAAATACTCAGATTTGGAAAACTTCAATGGCTATGGATAACACTGCAAGAGCAACTGTTCTTAAGTATGATTCAAGTGAATGGGCAAGAGTTTGGAAAGAGAAACTAATTGAACACAAATACGATATTGAGCAATCTTTATTGTTTAATGGCGCAGCAAGTACAGCAGATGATGCTTGGTATACTGATGGTGTCGTTAACTACATTAGTGGATTTGGCAATCAATTCTCTTTAGATGTAGCAACTAAATCACAAGATTCATTTCTTGATGATATGAGTGCTTTTTTAGACCCTCGTTATAATAATGCAAATGCAACTGTTTTCTTTTGTAGCACATCTGTTTACAATTGGTTACATAAGCTAAGTGGTTACTTTGCTAATAACTTAGGACAAGTTCAGCCTTATAGTGGCGGTGCACCTTCAACTGCTTCTTCAGGAGCAGCTGCTAAATCACTTGCAAGAGCTGATATGTCTATGGTTGGAAAAAAGAAAGCATTTGGTGTGGACATTACTACAATTTCTACTCCTTATGGAGATATGAATGTTGCTCGTAATATTCACCTTGATGGAACTAACATTGGCTTACTTGGTGTTAACATGAGATATTGTGCTTACCGACCTCTAGTTGGTAACGGACAAAATCGTGATACATCGGTTTATGTTGGTGTTCAAACTCTTGAAAATAGTGGCGTTGACCGTAGAGTCGACTTAATCCAAACAGAAGCTGGTCTCGAGATACATATGCCCGAAGCCCACGCTATCTGGACTACTTAAAGGAGTAATGAATAATGGCTAATCCAATGTACGGACAAAACGAAGCAGACGGTCTAATATCGGATGTTTCTCGTGTTAAAGTAAAGAAAATGAGACTTGACTTTGGTGCTCAAGCTGTAGGAACTGACGCAATACACACATTCAGTAAAGGAGATGTCATTCTTGCCATTTCTGCTACTGTAACTGAAGCTATGACTTCAGGTGGTAATGGGACATTTTCGCTTGGCTTCACTGGCACATCTCAATTAATAGCAGCAACTGCTAAAGGAAGCGTAAGTGCTGGTGCGGTTTTATCCCCATCAGACAAAGGTGCTTATGTTTTAGCGGCTGATGATACTTTTGATAGTATCATAGCTACAGCAGCTGCAACCGCAGGTAAATGTGACATAGAAGTATGGTACGTTGAAAACGGCGCAGCTCTTAGTTCTGACGTAGTTGAAATAGTAACTGCATAACACAATAATCAATAATATGGGGGGATTTATTTCCCCCCGTAGATTATAAGGTATTAAATGAAAATTTGGGAAAAAGTAAATAACATTACAGGGAATGATAGCAAGTCTAGATATTTAGTTCCCTATATCAATGCAGGTTCAAAGTTTTTGCTATCAGCTCTACCTGAAAAGTTTTTATGGACTATCGCCTCTGAAAGTGAAATAACAGGATGGGACACAGATGGAGTAAGTCAAATAGGTTCAGGTTCGTCTATCGCCTATGATAAAGTTTTAGCAGTCTATCGTTTAGATGGTGGGAAAAAGCGTGTATGCGCAGAAGCTCCTGATAAGAATATTCATATATTTGATGAAGCATCAAGTTTACTTAAAGCAACGAAGATGTTTCCTAAATTTTATAAATTATCAGGGAAGATATATATTAAGCCTGACCCTGATTATAATGCTCATGTAGGAAGTGGTAATGCTTTTCAGCACACATATACTGACATTGAAGGAACTAGTGTTCCTGTAGATTCAGAAGAAGGAGATAAAGGAGTAATTGTTTATTCTGCTCCTCCAATAGTTGATGAAAATACTGATAGTTGGATTCTTGCAGAATATGAAAATATTGTACTATTCTACGCTGCTTCTTTAGACCATTTTAGATTAGCATCCGTTTATAGAGATTTATGTAAAGCTCAAGTAGACGCAGTCGCATCTGGTGTCTTAACATTTAGTATTTCAAGTACTCTTCCTTTAACTATGAATCTAACAACAAATTTACCAACTTTTAGTTTTACATCTCCATTACCAACTGATATTAATATATCATCAAGTTTGCCTAGTGGATTACAATTGGCAACATCTTTACCATCTGTTCCTGTAATTTCTACAAATTTACCATCTGACTTTTCAACAGGTATTGATGATATCGATACTGTTCAAGAATTAGCTCATAGTTTTGATGTTCCTTCGATTAATGATGCATTGATTAAAGCTCAACAATTAATTGACGGAAGCGTAACTACTAACAATGCACAAGAATGGTTAGATGATGAAGATTCTGAAATGACTGCAGCGACTATCGGGGTTGCTAATGCAGAAATCGCTAGAGCACAATCTACTTTGCAAAAAGAACAAGGAAGATTAGAAGAGTTTTCTTCAAAAGTAAACCAAAAATTATCTAAGTATCAAAATGATGTAGGTAATTACTCAGCTAAAGTCCAAAAAGAAGCTACAAGGATGAGTTCTCAATTAGGAAAATTACAAAGAGAAGTTGAAAAGAAAGTTCAAATCTTTTCTTCTGAAATATCTAAATATCAAGCAGAAATGGCAAAAGAGAGTGCAAGAACAAATATAGATATTACTAATTATAGTAGTGAATTAGGAAAAGAAAAAACTAGAGTTGAATTTGCTCTTGCAAAATGGCAAGCAGATTTAGGGAAATCAGTTCAAGTTTACACTTTAGCTTTACAATCGTATCAAGCTGAAGTTCAAAAAGAAGTGCAAAGAATTAGTGGAGATGTTACTAAGTATCAAGCAGAAATAAGTAAATCTAGTAAAGACCTAGAAAAACAAGTCCAACAATTCACTTTAGATATTCAAGCTGCTGGTGTCTATACTACAAAAAGTCAACAATCAATTCAAACTAGTGGAATGTTTTATCAAAGAGCCATTAATGAATTAAGTGCAATTACTGGTGCTATTACAGCTCCAGAGCAACAACAAACAAGTCAAAGAGCAGAGCAAGGAGCATCTACATAATGACATTATTAGAAATAATGGAAAGAGCCAATACTAGGGATACAAATCTTTCTATTGCATTTATAAAAGATGCAATTACTCAAATTCAATCTTCAAGAGATATTGTTACTAAAACTGAAAAGCAAAATTTAACAAAAGGAACTAGAGATTACTATTTACCAACTGATATGATTGCTCTTGAAAGTATTAGTATACTAGATACTTCTGATGATAATAAGTATAAAAAAATTCGAAGGTTAACTAAAAGACCTAATGTTGTAGAGGATACAAATCCATAATGAGCTATCAAACAAATAAATCATTTGCATTTTATCATCATGGGAAAGTTGTAGAAATCTACAGAGTAACAACAGATATAGATGGTGAAATAGCGACATTAGATGGATATAAGATGGTCATTCCTAGTAGTTCTAGCACAACTGGAATTTCATATCCTGATGAAACTATTACTAATGGTATAAGAGTAGAGTACACTGCTCTTGTAAAACCTTTTGTTCAGCAAGACCCTGAAAGTACTGTTTATTCAAGTTTAACAGAAGTAACTTCACCTACAGAATCAACTCATTTAAATTTAAATAGAGTCCTTTCTTTGGCAATTGTTGATTATTTAAAAGCGATGATAGCTGAAAGGGATGGAGATTTACAACAGAAAGAATATTATATGAGAAATTTTCATAAGAAAGTTTCTGACAATGAAAGCAACAAGAATAAGATACATATAGCTCAGTCTAGTTCTTATTCTGTTAAGTAAAGGATAAATTATGGCAGGAAGAATAGATTATTCAATTAGTGTAACGCCAATACAAACACACGATACCCCTCTAGAGGGAGTTACTCAAGAAGTAGTAGATGCTGAAATAGGAAGAACTTTAGGTGGTGGAAATTCAAATTTAGCATGGGCAGGGGGAGCTGTTGATGCTTGGGATGCTGGTGTTTTTACTTATATAGAGGCAACAACTAGCCCAGCTGCTGTTGGTGCAAGTGGAGATAATGGTGTTTGGATTAAGCATACTGGAAAAGCTTTTGACAGTAGTAAAACTAATAATATTGATGAAGGAACAGTTAATGTGGAAGCAGTAACTGTTAAAGCAAATACTACCACTATGTGTACTTTAGCAGGTGGAGATTGTATCTTTATTCCAAGTCCTACTAATACAATAAATATAGTAGCGGCTGACGATACTGGACCTGCAATAGAATATGCAAAATTAACTTAGGAGTAAATTATGGCTAAAGGATTACAAGATTATACAGTAGATGAAAGTACCTCGCCTTATGTGAGTGCAGTTGTTGCTACTGGGAGTGCCCAGGATGCTACAAGAGCAGTTCACATGAGAGGAACTTCTGCGAGTGTCAATCTCACCGTTAATGGTGTGGTTGTTGCTTTTTGGCTAATCAAAGGACACACATATCCGATATGTGCGACTGTATCTAGTTCCACAGACGTAGTAATGTTGTACTAGGAGAGTAAATGCCCGAAACAACAAAAACGTATGCAAATATGGAAATATTGCAAGGTGCAGATTTTGAGTTGATTGTTACCCTTGATGCTCCGACTAGATTTTATGATAATAGTGGAAATTTAATAGATAATGCAGGTAAAAGCTATATGGTGACAATCTGTAAAGACTATACAGGAGCTACTAATTTCGATGGGAGTACTGATGGTGATGGGACTTCTTCAAATCCCTATAGAACTCAAATAACTGAAAACAATGTAGCTAATAGAGGTAAACTTGTTGCTACTGATTCAGGTACAACCTATACAGTTACTCTTTATTTGTATGCACAATGGACACAACTTTTATCAGATGATTTTGATGGATATTGGGAAATGGTCGAAAGAGACACATCTACTACACCTGACTCTTATAGTAGAATAGCTCAAGGTGAAGTTTATATTAGTAAAACAGCATCTAGGTATGCAACTACAGAAACATTAACAGATTAGGGATAAGGAATGGCAACAACAGTAAAAGTAACAACTTCAGCGACAAGTAAATCTGTTGGTACTCAAACTACTGCTAAAGCAAGTGAGTCTTTCCAATTAGATACGAAAAAAATTACTCATAACTCAGCAGGAATATCTGCAAAGAATTTATCAGCTGCTTTAGACGAAGTGGCTGGACAACAAGCAAAACAGGCATCAGCACCAGGAAACCCCACAGAGGGAAATATGTGGTATGATACCGATGATGATGTAATGTACATCAGAGATGAAGACTCATGGAATGAAGTCCATGTAGACGGAGCTTCTACCTTAGATGGTGGAACATTTAGTTAATAATAACAGGAGTAAATAATGGCTAATGTCATACAAATAAAAAGAGCTGCTAATAATGGTGCCAGCTCTGTGCCTA